CATGCTTTAGTGATATTTACGCGGGGTTTTGTTATACGGTCGGCTTTTTTACAAGCTGGAACCTTGATAATAATGGTGGAGGTGGATTCATATACAATGTTGGAACCACAACGCTAACAACTTCTGCGGGGAGTCTAACTTTTGGAATCTGGAATCTGGACAACACGGCAACCGCATTTTTAAACATTAACATTACATGATTTTTAGATATTCATATTGTGAAAGTGGCGGATTCGACATCGCTTACAACTGGAAGGTTTTTTCCACGGAAATAGTTAATGCAATTTGGATAAAAAAAAATCAAAGCACACCGCCTCTTCGTCCTCATTTTGTAATTCAAGGATACAAAAATACACCAAGCAACCCCGTGGCGTTATTATTGGGCGACCCGATTAAGAGATTTATTGCTGCCTGTCACGAAGACGGCATTGAGCCAGAGGAAGCGGTGAAACTAGTGGCTGAAGGAAAGTTTCCTTCATTTCATTTTTTCCCGCAATCAAGATTTTTAAAATGGGGTGGGCAACCGATCTACCTTTGGAAAGCATCAGATCACATCGAGCATTTTTGGAAAACGCTAGCCCTCGGAGAACCACCAAAGATTTACGATAAAGAAATTGATTTTCCGTATTCCGACAAACTCCGCGAAATCTACAAAGATGACTTTGATTTATACAACAGCATCAATTCGCCGCAAACATTAGCAAAACCTCAAACGGAATCTAATCCCACACTTTGGGATCAAATGAAAAGTGTGGGGTTTGCTGTCCGCAAATTTGCCACTTCAAATTTTACTCCCACCCCACCCGAAGCACTCGCCAGCCGTCAAGCAACGTGCAAAGCCTGTCCCGAATGGGACGCCACCGCACTCAACTCCACGGGCCGTTGTCGCAAATGCGGATGCTCGACGTGGGCCAAACTACGCATGGCAACCGAGCGTTGCCCAATAGGCAAGTGGGAAGCTGTTGACAAAACACCCGAATAAATGGCACGCGATCTATTTATTGACACCACCAACCGCAGGCTGGCGACGAGCTTGACGAGCCTTGCACCGGCTACAACGCAACGATTCGTGAAGGGCGACAACGGCACGATCAATTTGTACTTTCTGGAGGCAACAGGCAATGTCTCCGCGCCGTTTAACGTGATCGACTATACCGGAACGAGCGTAAAATTCGGTGTAGGAAGCCGAACAGGAACGCCAGCCAGTGGCACGTTCACTCTTTCATTCGGAGGCCAGACCAGCGGAGCAATCGGTTTTAGCGCGACCGCAGGCGCGATCTCGTCCGCGCTCAACTCACTCTCAACAATTACCGCCGCAGGCAATGTATCCGTTGACGGCACAATGGCAACGAACTTCGTTGTCTCGTTTAACAGCGCAGGCACTCAGAGCGCGATCACGGGCAACTTCGCTCGACTCATCCCAACCACGACCGCGCTCATCGACGAGCGACTTGTCGGAGACGCGACCAACGCAGAGATTCAAGAGCTTCAGCTTCGTCTCGCTCCCGCAGTATACGAGCCAACGTGGACTGATCTTGGAACGGCATTGACGGTCAGCGTTGCCACCACTCTTACCGGATCGACGCTTCAAAATGAAGTGCAACGTGTCTCATTTTCTCGACCTCCATACCAAGGAAGTTTTGTTGTCACTGTGCCGACCTACAACTTGGACATCGCCAGCACGGTAACGAATGGCGTTTTCATAACCCCCACCAATCACGGCCTTGCGTTGCAGCAGGTCGTTACATTAACGGGATTCACAGCACTCACCGGATACACGCAAGGCGAAGTTTATTTCGTAACTGCAATCCCAAGCCAGACGCAATTTATTCTTGGTTCGTCAACGATCACCACGGGCATAACGAGCGGCTCGGCAACTGTAACAGCGGGAAGCATTGCATCAACGCTCTTGGCGCAAAGTGGGCCGCTACCTGCCTCAATAAGCGAGGGCGAATTTGAACTTGCATTGCAGTCACTTAATTCTATTGGCGCGAACAACGTGACGGTCAGCGGCATTCAAGGCAAATATTTCGACCTCACATTTGGTGGCGCAAAAGGATTCACCGACCTTTCTACGCTCCAAGTTCAAAGCGGCTTGAGCGCAGCACCGGGCAAGACCGCAGCAGTTGATTTCAACACGTTCGGCGTTCGCGATCTGCTTCTCAACGCCACATCGGTAACGACCGAGATCGAGATCGAACTAACGACCGCAGGCGAGCGGAGCACGATAATTCTCCAGCCATGCACACTTACCGAAGAACTCATCACCCAAGGCGGACTGAGCTAATGGACAACCATGCTTTTCATACGTTCGTCGGGACGTCCGCACCCGCAACGGCTGTTTTAATCTCGTTCAGCGAGGCCGAGGCGTGGCTTCGACTGACGTCTCTCGTCCTTGGAATTTGCATTGGCGCGGTATCGCTGTATAAAATGTTGAAAGCAAAAAAACCATGAAGACACTATTCGCAAAATTGAAAGAACCGTCCACTATTCGCGGGGTCGCGATAATTGGCAGCTTGGTGGGCATAAGCCTAGACCCGTCTAGGTGGGACGCTATTGGTTCGGCACTTGCGGCGATAATCGGCTTGATAGAAATCTTCCGCAAAGAAAAATGAGCGCAAGAACCATCGCGCTTTGGATGATTGTTCTTTCATTTGCGTTCTTGGGAATGGCGTTCCTGACTTCATGCGCTGGATTTAAAAATCCGTCGGTATGTTTGAAAACCGATTACGGCACTTTTTGCTACGAACTCCCAGAAATACCATCGCTCAAAAAATGACCTTTGACGACCGCAGCGAGATTCAGATCGCAACGCTTCACCCCGTAGCTCAAAAGGCCGCACGTGCCTTCCTCGGAGTAGCAAAGGTCATAGCTGCAAAAGTTGGTTGTGACGTAAAGATAATCTCCGCGACTCGATCTTACATGGAGCAAGATGCGCTTTATGCAAAAGGCCGAACGATTCCTAACACAAAGATTGTGACTCGTGCAAAAGCGGGATTTTCAAATCATAACTTTGGAATTGCGTTCGACGTAGGCATATTCAAAGGGAAAGAATACTACGGAGAGCATCCGCTGTATCACGAGCTAGGCACGCTCGGCAAATCGCTAGGCATGGAATGGGGTGGCGACTGGAAATTTGTTGACGAACCCCACTATCAGCTACGTCCGCATTGGGCGAAGGGAATGACCGAGAGGGATATGCTCGCCAATTTACGCAACCGAGTATCTAAAAAAATAGACGTCCTCGCTTGAAAAAAAAGAGACAACCGACGGTCGAATCGGAACGCACGGAAGCACTCGCGGAAGCGAAGCGGCTTTTGTCGGAGCATTACGACTGTGGTCTCGCCATCGTCTCTTGGGAACAGGGCGGGGAGACGATGCACGGAGAATTTGTTTTCGGCAACAAATACGCTGTCGAAGGACTCGCAGGAGACTCTTTCAGTATTTTATTCCCAGACTTGGAAGAAGAAGAAGAGGAGGACGAAGAAGCATGAAAATGACATTGGAGTTTGACGAGACCGAGCGATACGAGCACGAGGTGGCCTGCAAGGCACTTGATATTCTGATCCTAGTGGATGACATAGATCAAGAGCTTCGGAGCGCCTTAAAGCACGAATGCGGAGAGTTTGCAAAACTCGACGAAGACACGATAGAGGCCGTTCGCACATGGATATGGGAACAACGTAGCCAACGGAACATTCCAGAACTTAAATGAAGGGGTGGAAAAAATGGATGGCAGTTGGGTGCTCTCACGGCGATCAGATCGATCCAGAGGCACGCAAGGCCGTCTTGACGTTCCGAGACCGCTGGAAGCCGGACACGACCATCCATCTAGGCGACTTCCTAGACCTAGCAGCGTTTCGCTCCGGAGCTATTTCTGACCCGAACTCAAGCGACCGAGCCGCGAGCATATCGGACGACCTTTCCGCCGGCATTGATTTTCTGCACGAACTTAGGCCGCAGTGCATCCTATTCGGAAACCATGAAGCGAGGCTCTACAAGCTTGCGTCGTCGCCCAACGCGCTTGCGGCTCACGCCGCTACGCTGACAATCCAAGCCATCGAGAAGACCGCGAAGGAATTAAAAGCAAAATTGTATCCGTACCACATTCGGAGCTTCTACGAGCTAGGCGGAACAAAGTTCCTGCACGGGTATATGTATAACGTGCAGGCCATCCGCGATCACGCAGAGACATACGGCCAATGCGTGATGGCCCATCTACACCGCGTAGGCTGGGAGCGCGCACGCACGCTAGACGGCGCAAGCGGCTATTGCACCGGAATGCTGGCGCGTTTCGATATGGAATATGCAAGTACGCGCAGGGCAACATTCGCGTGGTCGCAGGGCTTCGCGTATGGCTTTTACAAGGAAAATTCAATAAACATCAACTTATGCGAAAGACGACAAAACAACCCTTGGCTCTTGCCGCTGTAAACAAAGCCTGGGCGGCTTTTTATGATGCAACAAAAGTTGAAAGCGAAAAAGACCTAGCCAAGCAAGGATGGAAGACTATTCGCACTATTGCCGAAGAATCGAAATTGACCGTCGCGGCGATCACTTGCCGAGTTGAAACTGCGGTCGGAAAAGGGATGCTTGAAATAAAAAAGGCAACGATACAAACGAATCAAGGCGTTCGCGAGGTGAAATTCTTTCGACCGATCTAGTTAGATTTCAGTTTGTAAATTGGTTTTTATCCAAGCCGCAGATGCGCTCCAGTATTGGTTGAGCGCATATGTAAAGACTTTTCTCAAAAATTATTTTCACACTTCGTGAATTTTTTTCTTTTCATCTTTACGGAGATGAATGAGAGTTTGCACATCGAACGGGACGAACCCGAACGACAGAAACAAAAACAGAAAACCAAAAATGAAAACAACGAAAAAGAAACTCAAGGGACAAGTCGATACATTCTATTGGTGGATGAACAGCGTTACCGGCGGCACAAAGCTTGAGTCTTTAAAGCAATATCCAGTCGCAATAATTGAGCTGACAAAGCAAGCGCAAAGTATTTCTGATCTCATGCAGAATCTTTCTAAAACGGTATTGCGCGACGAACACCTAATAGAAAGAGCGAACTACATTCCGACAAAGTTGAAATACTATCAAAAAACATTTTCAACAATCTAATAGAAACTAAATATATGGAACCACTAACATTTCTCGCACTCTTCGCCACCTGCACTTGCTGTGCATTCATCGCCGGTTACTTGATCGGCAACATCAAAGCCACCTGCGAGCTTGAACAGACTCGCAAATGGTGGATGAACCGCCAGATCCGCAGGGAGCGGAAATGATGACCGCTGAGGAGCTACATGACGCGGAATGTGAGTTCACCCGCAGCCTTCTGTGCGGGATGATTCAGCAGGCCGTTGCCGACCTACAAAGCGAGAAGGTCTTTCAAAGCAAACAGCTAAACGAGGCACAGGAACTTGATAGGGAGTCGGCAATTCATTTCATCCGATCAAAAGCATTCCAAGGCATCTGCGACGTGCTCGCATTGCCAGCTGACAAAATCAAAACAAGGGCACTAAAAAATGATACTCTCACTCGATCCAGGAACGACTCACAGCGCGTTCGTGCAATTCGACCACGGAAAGATTGTTGATCACGGTCACCTTCCAAATGCTGAAATCCGCCAGATTCTCATCGGTCGCGAATACACTCGGTGCGCCTGCGAGATGATCGCCAGCTACGGAATGGCGGTCGGTGCTTCGACCTTTGAAACGTGCGTATGGATCGGTAGATTTATCGAGGTGGCACGAGTGGACGTGGAACTAATTTTCAGAAAAGATATTAAACTTTTTCTCTGTGGCACGATGCGAGCCAAGGACGCGAACATTCGCCAAGCCTTGATCGACAAAGTCGGGCCGCAGGGAACAAAAGCCCAGCCGGGGCCAACCTACGGCATCAAATCCCACACTTGGGCGGCACTCGCTGTGGCCGTATACGCAGCACAACAAAAAAGAAAATAGAAAATGAAAATAACAAAAGGAAAGCAACAACGCGCCCAGCGCGTCGTCATCTACGGCGTTGAGTCCGTAGGAAAATCAACATTCGCGGCCAAATTTCCCAAGCCGCTGTTCTTGGACATCGAGGGCGGCACTAGCCACCTGGATGTGGATCGTTGCGAGATCGGAACGTGGAAACAGTTAACGGATGCGTTAACAGAAGCTAAGGCGACCGACTATCAAACGATTGTCATCGACAGCGCGGATTGGGCAGAGCGCCTATGCGTAGAAGACCTACTGGCAAGCACCAAGAAAACCAGTATCGAGGACTTTGGCTTTGGGAAAGGATGGGTGATGGTGGCAGAGCGAATGAGCCGGTTCCTGTCATCAGTCGATCAACTCATTGATTCCGGTAAGAATGTGGTCATGATCGCGCACAGCAAGATAGTGCGATTCGAGGCTCCAGACGCATTGGCGGCATATGACCGATACGAGTTGAAACTAAGCAAACAATCGGCTCCACTCTTGAAAGAGTTTGCGGACGAGCTTTGGTTTTTACGATTCAAGACCAAGGTCTCAACAACGGACTCCGGCAAGGGCAAAGGCATCGGCGGTAAAGAGCGCATCATCCTAACCACTCACTCCGCAGCATATGACGCGAAGACCCGCAGCGGCCTTGCGGAAGAACTCCCGCTTGAATGGGCATCGGTCGCTCACTTGTTTGAGGCCGTTGCAACGCCGAAGCATATCGTTGAAGCCGACGAAATGGTCGGATGGCAAGCACGACTCGCAGAGCACGAAGGCGCGGTCAACCAGTTTTTGATCGGGCGCGGCGTCCTTACGAGCGAGCAGACGTGGCGCGACTGCGCTCCAGAATACCTGCACCGCGTTGCGCTTCGCGTGGATCAGTTCGTCAACACGGCTGTCGAGTGGAGGGCCGCAAACAAATGAGCAAAGAAATCTCACCATCCTCCCTGCCCAAACTCGCAGAATGCGCGCTCTTCGAGGGCGCAAACGGAACAAGCTCGGCAGCGGAGCGCGGAACAGCGGTAGACG